TCAGTTATGATATAAAAAGCTTCGTATGCCATTAAGCTTCACCTTCTTTCTCTTCATCGTCAGCCTGCGGAAGGTTGCGAATAATATTTGCTGCATTGTACAGCAACGCTCCCTGATCAGGACCCGTCACAGAAATTTTATCTAAAGAAAATAAAATCAGCTGTCTTTGTTCTTCCGATAACTTATACATCTTGAACTTCCTTTCCGACCAGCCGTTTCAGCTGATCAATTTCTCTCTGTTGGCCCTGCACCGCCGCTACCAATATCGGAATATAGTTGGTGTACGGAATCGTATAATACCCATCATGTCGACCATATAGCGGCATATCGCAATCATGCCTTTTACAAATTTTTCTCACTTCCTGAGCAACAAACCCTATTCCTGGTATGTCTCCATCATTCATCCGAAATGATACAGGCCGAAGCTCAGATATGATATCCAAAGCCTTTTCGGTTGGAATTTTCTTGATATCGTGTTTCAGTCGTTTATCACTCCACCATTCCCCGGCAACAGAGCTGTATATTCTGCTGCACTGAATACTGCTATTACAATCTATATAGCCAACAGTTAAAGAATTAATATTGGCATCTTGCTGCACAATCAAATTATCACATGTGTGCGAGCTTGCAATGAGTATGGAAAAATAACCTGTATTGGTTGATGATGTAGAGCCTATCTCAATGCTTTTGGCAACCACCTTACCGGTCTTAGCATCTACCGTAAAAATTCCGTCTGCTACGTTGATGCCGCCTTTAAATAGCCCGTCAATAACGGTCAATTTTCCCTCTGGCGTGAGGGACGAGAACTCAGCCTCCCAGCTAAATCTATTACCCTTGATGGAGATTCCACCACTTTCAATGGACAGCTGAGAAGATACATCTCCCTTGCTGACCTTCATCGTGATGGAATCTGACAGCAATTTAATCTGCGCATCGGTGTAATCATTCAGATTTTTCACAGACAACGCAATCTGATCAGCACGGACACCCAGTGCCGCCTCCGCTTCACCCGCACGCTTCGCTTCCAATGCAATAGCTTCTGCCGTCTGCTTAAACTGCGTTTCCATGTTTTCTTTCAGGTTCCGCATATCGACCGAAATCTCAATGGATTTTTTAATAACCGCAGATTTTCCTTCCAGCTGAATTATCTGGCTCTGGATTCCGAAGTTCTCCTCATACTCGATGCTGCCGGATGCTTCAAACGTATCCATCATGCCCTGAATGCCTGTCATGGTCCGTTTCAAGCAGTACGTTTCGATGACATCATCTGATGTATAACAAACAAGGCCATCTCCGACCTCAATCCACGGTAAACCAGGACTCACAATCTTACATGGCCGATATGATCTGCCGGCAATATTTTCAAAAGCCGCTGCAGCTATCTCTTCCAACTCCTCTGAGGATTTTCCATAGGCAAGAAAATTTCCCTCAATAACGTAGGTATTGCTTCCTTTGCCGTAAAGCACACCAACGTCACCTTCCTCCTGCCGTATCTGCAGGCGGTCAATTGGTGTGACAATATAATCTTCATACGAAGTATCTGACTGCTTGTAAAACAGAATTTGTTCCGTATTTTCATCGTCTAGCAAATCACCCGGAAATAAATCATCATCCGGGAAAAGAGTCTCTGACGGGTAAAGACCTGCGCATCCTAAAAACTGATAACGCAAGCGTCCAGTCTTATCAATATGACCAAAGCATCCATTAATCTCGCAGATGGCCTGCAATACATCAAGGCCACTCAGCTGCTCAGGATCAATAGTTTTGCTTACCGGCATATCATCTAGCGGAAGATCTGTGTCAATCTGCTTCACGCCAATATACTCACATAAACCATCTCGAAACTCTTTCAGCGTAAGCGGAAACGTCAACACCTGGTACCACGCAGATACATCGGTGCTGAATTTTCGCATACGGTCATAGGCAGTAATCTTTTTCAGTCGACGGTCTGCCTGACGAACAAAGCTGTCTACGGTGTAAATTCCCATAGCCATCTCATACCCATCAACCTCTAGCGTAACCATGAATTCCAGTCCGGTCAGATCCTGTTGCACATCAGCAACCGTAACCTCAAACTGGGCCGCATTGCATTCACCAAATTTCAAATCATCAGATTCGCACAATCCCTCAGTGATTTTTATTGATTCTGTCTGCATCTGACTGTTCTCGATAATGTAAGACGGCTCCTGTTCTGCCGGGAACAGTTCTTCGGACGGAAACAAGGCTTCTTCCGGATAGATCATCTGGATAGCGGAATCAAAAAAACGCAGCTTCCATTTCCGCCGCGTCTCTTCACCGATATTGTCCTGCCAAAATATTTTCTTTA